ATATCTTGGCCCGCTGATCCATCGGGAACTTGATGTCCTGTCGAGCCTCGGCCTTTTGCCACCCATGCCACCGTTGCTGCGGGAGGCGAAAGGTGCCTATCACGTCTCTTACACCAGCCCGCTGTCCCGTGCTATGCGGGCGCAGGAAGCGTCTGGCTTTATGCGCACACTGGAGACAGTCCTTAATGTCGTCAATGCCACGCAAGACCCCAGCCACATGGATGTGTTCGATCTGGATACTGCTCTTCCTGCTATCGCAGAAATCAACGCAGTCCCTGTTAGCTGGATGTCCGACGCCGCGCGGATCAATTCGATCAGGCAGGCACGCGCCCAGCAGGCACAAATTCAACAGCAAATTCAAGCCGCCCCCGCTGCGGCGTCGATGGTCAAGGCGGGAGTGGACGCCAAGAAAGCAGGGGTGGCGAAATGAAGCTAAAAGAAATCTGGCGCAAGGCCTATGACTTCCTCCACCGGCGCAAGCAGTCGTATATGCTGGCCTTTGGCGGCCCCGCCGGTCATGAAGTCCTTGCTGATCTGGCCCGGTTCTGCCGGGCGAACGAGACCTGCTTCAATGCAGACCCCCGCCTTCATGCTGTCCTGGAAGGACGCCGGGAGGTGTTTCTTCGCATTCAGCAGCACTTGAACTTGACGCAGGCGCAGCTTTATGCCCTGTATAACCACAACCCGCAAACCATGATCCTAGAGGAAGATGACGATGACTGATATCGTTCCCCCCACCACTCCGCCAGTGGCTCCGCCCACCACTCCGCCCACCACTCCGCCCGTGGCTCCGCCCACCACTCCGCCCGTGGCTCCGCCCACCACTCCGCCCGTGGCTCCGTCCGGGCATTGGGCTGACAGTGTCTCGCCGGAACTGCGTGGGACGTGGCAAAACAATGGGTGGGACCACAATGACCCGGCCAAACTGGCCGTCACCCTGACCCAGGCTCTGATCAAGGACCGTCAGGCGCTGGGTGCGCCCGCTGACAAGCTGGTGAAGCTGCCGGAGAACGACACTGACGCCGCCGCTTTTTGGGCGCGCCTGGGTAAGCCTGCGTCCCCGGCTGATTACGGTCTGGCTGACTTTAAGGGGTCAGACGGAAAGCCGTTTGACCCGACCTTTGCCGCCGCGTTCCAGCAGGCTGCCCATCAGGCAAACCTGCCGAAGGACGCAGCCTCTCGCCTGTTCTCTGAACTGGTGAAGTTCGGCGAGGCGCAGCAGGGCGCGGCCCGCCAGAACCGTGATGCTGCGTTGGCGTCGGAGAAGGCCGAACTGGCAAAGAACTGGGGCCAGTACCACGCTGCCAATATGATGGTGGCCCAGCAGGCTGCCAGCAAGCTGGGTGTGACGCCGGAAACCGTCGCCGCGCTGGAAAACAATATTGGCTATGCCAAGACCATGGAACTGTTCCGGGCCATTGGCCAAAAGACTGGCGAGGCACAGTTCGTTACCGGCGGCGGGGCGAACCCGGCTATCTTGAGCCGGGATCAGGCCATCGCCAAAAAGGCCGAACTGATCGCCGACAGCGCCTGGACGAAGCGGTATCTTGACGGGGGCACCAGTTCCGCCGAATTCAAGCAGATGGAAAGCCTGCTGACCATCATTGCGGGTTGACATAGGGGGTCGTCAGGGGGTACAGTTCCAGATGATAGCTGGCCCCCCGGCGTCTCGGATGAGGCCAATAACTGAAAGGGTGAGCAATGTCCGAAAATATTCCGCAACTGTTCGTGAGCCAATTTTCCACGAACCTGCAGCTTCGTCTGCAGCAGATGGAAAGCAAGCTGCGGGGGCGTGTTACCGAAGGAAACCATAAGGGTTCCCGTATGGCGTCTCCGGTCCAGTATCTGACTGCCATGCAGATGAAACAGCCTGCTGGCCGTTTCGCCCCGAAGAACCATCAAGACCCGTCGTTCACCCGTTACTGGGTTATGCCGCAGGACAAGGAAAATGATGTCCTGATCGACAGCTTCGACGAACTGAAGACCATCATTGATCCGAAGTCGCAGTATGTCTCCAGTGTGTCTTCGGCCTGTGGCCGCGCCTGGGACGACGCGATTATCGCGGCTGCCTTCGCTCCGTCTACCATCGGCACGGACGCTAACAGCCTGACCACTGAATCTTTTGACACGTCCCGCTTCCAGATCGCCGCTAACTTTGGTTCATCCTCTGCCGTTGGCCTGACTGTGTCCAAGCTGATTGAAGCCCGTCGTGTCTTCCGCCACAACCATGTTGATCTGGAAAGCGACCCGGTCACTCTGATCATCGGCAGCCAGCAGGAAGCTGATCTGCTGAACCAAGTCCAGATCGTCAGTACCGAGTTCAACGACCGTCCGGTTCTGGTCGATGGCCGCGTTACCCGGTTCCTGGGTTTTGATATCGTCGTGTCCGAACGTCTGAGTTACAGTTCCGGCGTCCGCAACCTGATCGCCTTTACCAAGTCTGGTATGTATCTGGGCATGTGGAAGGACATTACTAACCGGATCAGCATCCGGAATGACCTGTCCGGTGAACCGTATGACCTCTACACGTCGATCAGTTTCGGTGCAACCCGTCTGGAGCAGGGCCGTGTCCTGCAAATCCAGGTGGCCGACGCTACCACTGGTGACATCACCCTGTAATAAATAGCCCCCAACGCCTCTTAACAATGCGCACCATTGGGGGCACCTTCTTCTGAAAGGATGAGAAATGGCTGTTGAAACTCTGAAGGGTGGGGGTGTTACGGCTTATGACACCATTCCGACCGTTTTCCCGACGACCGGCAAAGGGTCTCCGGGCCGTCTGCGCAAGCAGACTGACTACGCCACTGCGTCGGCTGGGGCTTCCGTTGGTTCGACCTACCGTCTGGCCCGTATTCCGACCAATGCTGTTGTCAAGGAAGTGAAGCTGTATTCCGTGGCCCAGGGCGGTTCTGCGGCTGTTGACATCAATGTCGCTTTCTCTGACAGCACCTTTGACGGAACCCCGGTCGGCCTGCAGGGCACGATCCCGCAGATCAGTTCGGCCAACAACAAGCTGTTCGGTTCGGCCACGTCGCTGGTGAGCGCGGTTAATGCGGATGTCACCTACGCCAATGGGTTCACTTTTGCCAACCGGTCCGACGCCCTGTATAAAGCGCTTGGCTATACCGCTGATCCGGGCGGCTACTTCGACATCCTGCTGGTTGTCACGGGTGCTCTGACCAACGGCGGCGTCGTCGGGGTTGATGTGAACTTCGTGGAATAAAGGGAACGATCATGGCGCTTGTTGCTATTGGGGTCACTATCGGGTCACAGGACAGCAGCGCCGTGGTTTCCACCACTTCCAGCAATCTGTCGGCGAGCATTGCGCAAGCTGTGTCTGACACTTCGGCCCTTGGGGCCAATATCAGCACAGCAGCCACAGATAGCGCGGCGGCGGTTTCTGCTGCATCGGCAGCGTTAACGGCGGCGGGGACTGCCGTCACTTCGGCGGCTGTTGTCCCAACCAACATCACCACGGCACAGACGGCCCAGACAACGCTGGCGAATTACCTGACAACGGTTCTGGCAACCCCGGCAACGTATCTGGCGACGCAGGTTCTTGGTGTGGCGACAGTTACCCAAATCCAGACATACGCCGCTGCTGTGACATCTGCTCTGGCAACTGCCAGCACCAACGCGGGGACAGCAAACACTAATGCTCAGTCCTCATACTCTGCTGTGGCGACGGCTAACCTCCGGGTCACGAACCTTAACACAGATGTCACCGGGCTGTCTGTCTCCGCTATCAATTCAGACCTGACAGCCGCGCAGGCCATCATTTCGTCTGCCCATGTGTTCATCCAGACCGATACAAGCCGTGTTGGGTCCGTGTCTGTCCTGAACGGGGCGTTTCTTTCTGCTTTGGCTTTCACACGGCAGAATGCTATCCTTCCGACCTGATTTTTGAAAGGACACGTCCATGGCTCGCCAGTACATTGGCCTCAATAGGGGCACCCTGCAGACCCTGACCGACAGCAATGTCTCCACCGGCACCTCCACCACTGGTGCCGACATTGAGATCTCCTACGATACGTCGAAGGGGCTTACCCGAGAAGACTTCTTTCTGGCCGTCGAGCGCTTCGAGTATCTGCTGGCCTCAACCCTCGCGCCGTCGATCCTGCCGGGCCTGTAAGGAGCACGGGCCATGGCGGTTTCAGGCTTCAATACCCGTCTTGATGTTCTGAACGCTGCCCTGCAGAGGCTGGGCGCTGGGATGATCTCGTCAGAGGCGGACGGCAGCAAGAACGCTTCTGAAGTCGTCGCTGCTTATGACCAGTGCCGCCGGGCGGAGCTTGCCAGGAACGTCTGGGCGTTCGCGACCCGCAAGACCATGATCAGGGCACTGGCCCAAGATGACATGAGGATCCAGCCCGCAAAGTGGGATGCGGCCATTGGCTACCCGACTGGGTCCATCGTGGCGTTGAATGATGTCTGGTATATCTGCATGGCTGGGGTTGTCGGGACAAGCCCGGAAGCAGCGGATCATGATAACCCGTGGGAAGCGTATTACGGACCTGTCACAGCGTCCAGGTATGACGCTGATACAACCTATTCAAGTGGGGAGATTGTCTATGTCCCAACCAGCAAGCCGGGCAAAGCGCAAGTATTCCTGTCGCTTACCAGTGGTAACACGCAGGGACCGATGGCCTCTGTCGTATTTGATCCGACTGTTGAATACGCCAGAGGCTCCGTGGTTATCTACGGAGGTTTCTATTACATTAGTCTGATTGACTTCAATACCGGCAACCAGCCGGATCAGTCACCGGCCCCGTGGAACTCCAAATCTGTCTATGGGGCAGGGGATAAGGTAGGGGGTAGTGATGGTTCAATTTATGTCTCTATTACTGGCAGCAACGTGGGAAATCAACCTGTTGCCGATACGAGTGGCCATTGGGTTCAGTCAGTTGACCTCTGTGCATGGTCCCCGTCGTTTGCCACAGACGTAGGGGCGGAGGCGTGGCTGTCTCTTGCTGTGACGCTGCGCCCAGTTGTCTTTGTCTATCCGGTTGGCGCTGGGCCACGGTCTGATCAGTCGTCGCGGAATGTCTTCATGCTGCCAGCCGGGTATCTGAGGCAGGCCCCGCAAGACCCGAAGAACGGGGCAGTGTCATACCTTGGTGCCCCAAGCTGGAACATTGTCAAAGACTGGGTCTTTGAGGACAACCATTTCACCAGTTCTGAACCCGGCCCTATCCTATTCCGGTTCGTGGCCGACATTGTCAATGTTCGGCAATTCAACCCAATGTTCGCCGTAGGGCTGGCCTGCCGCGTGGCGGAGCAGGTCTGCGAAGCCTTGACACAAAGCGGGGCGAAGGTTCAGACTATCCAGAGGCAATATGATGTCTTCATGGGCGAGGCCCGGACCCTGAACGGGATTGAGACAGGTCCAACAGAACCCCCTGAAGATGACTGGGTTGCCTGCCGTATCTGAAGGAGCCTAAAATGCCTAATGCCAGCTATATCCAACCGAGCTTTTCCGGTGGGGAATGGGCACCATCCATGCAGGGGCGGCTTGACCATAAGTCATACACGACTGCCATGAATTCCTGCCTCAATGCCTACCCAACTGAGACAGGGGCTTGGACCCGTCGTCCCGGCACGGTGTTTGCGGCGCACACACGGAACGGGCTCCCTGGTCGGCTCATCAAGTTTGATTACAGCATCGGCCACAGGTTCACCCTTGAACTGACTGACGGGTTTATGCGCATTTTCGCTGGGTCTACCCTGGTGAAAGATGGCAGCCCTGTCCCGGTGGTGGATATCACCCCGGATGCTGTTGCGCAGGTTACTGTGGGCAATTCGACAGGCTTTTCCGCTGGCGATCAGGTACAGTTCATCATCCGTGATGCAAACCCGTCCTATGGCCCGGCTGTGCTGACGGACCGTGTGTTTAACATTTCCTCCATCACGGGCGGGGTGATGACCCTAGCCGACAGCGTCACAGGCGAGGTACTGGACGGGAGGAAGATCAGCTACAGCCCGTCAACAATGACGCTGTCCCTGGCGAAGATCCTTAACCTCCCCACTCCGTGGACAGATGGGGCGTGGGCAACTGTGGTCTCTATCAGGCTTCAGCTTGACAGCCAGAACACCGCTGTGCTGGTGAACGGGACGAACAGGCCGCAGGTTCTGGCAGCATCCCCTAGCACATCATCTGAATTTACAACATTCACCCTGTCAGACCTGAGCCTGATTGATGGGCCATACCTTGATCCAGTGGCCGGGGCTCAGCTTAACTGCACTGGCAAGACAGGGGTTATCACGGCCTACATTGGGTATCAGGCGTTCAGTTCCACCCAGGTATATTCGGCCAATGACTTCGTTGGGTATCTTAATCAGACGTGGAAGTCACTGAAAGACGCGAACATTGGCAACATCCCCGCCGACGGGTCCAGCTACTGGACGCCAGTTGCAGCCGGTGGGGCTGTTGGGGATAGCGGGTTTACCAGGCTGGACGTTGGCCGCCATATTAGGATGCATAGCGAACCAGAAGACTGGATTGAGACCGGCACATATGCGGCGGGGACGGCTGTGAAATACGCCAACGCGTATTACACAGCGCATACCGGGGTAGGTGCTGGCATCAAACCTGACAGCGACCTTACCCGCTGGCAGATCGCAGTGACCGCCCATGTCTGGACATGGGGGAGGATCACAGAAGTCCTGTCGGCTTCCATGGTGAAAATCCAGCTCATTGGCCCTGATCTTCTTTACACCGCGACGCCGGTTAAAACATGGATGGCTGGGGCCTACTCTGATCAGGTCGGGTATCCGTCTTGCGGCCTCTACCACCAGGGCCGCCTCTGGTTTTCCGGTCCATTCCCGAACCGGTTTGACGCCAGCCAGAGCAATCTTCCTACCACGTTTTCCCTGACTGATCAGTGGGGGACGGTCGGGGATGCGTCTGGTATCACCTATACGATGAATTCGTCCGACCTCAATCATATCTTCTGGATGTATCCAGGCCAGTCTGGGCTGGTCATGGGGTCAGATGGCGGCGAGTGGCTCATTCAGGCCAGCCAGCTTTCGGACCCCATCACCCCCACTAGTATTCAGGCATATCAGATCACGAAGTACCGGTGTGCAGAGATACAGCCGGTTAAGGTTGGCCCCGCCACAATATTTGTGCAGCGGGAGAAACACAAGGTTCTGGAGCTTCTGCCGAACGCCTACACAGGCCGGTATGACGCGAACAATCTTGCTGTCATGGCCCCGCACCTTACCAAAGATCAGGTTCTGGAGATCGCATACCAGGAAGAGAGCACACCCATTCTGTGGTGCCGTACAGGGTCCGGGCAGCTTATTGGGTCCACCTATTCCCGGACCAATGCCGCCACAGCGGATGGCCCCCAGTTCAACGGCTGGCACCAGCACATCCTCGGGTCAGGCAATTCTGTCATCTCCGTTCAGGTCATCGCCGGTCCAGATGGGAAGTACGACACGCTTTGCATGGTCACACAAGATGCAAGCGGGGTTTGCTCTGTTGAGCTTCTGTCGTCTCCGCTGGCGGATGGTGAGGATCAGACCGCCGCATGGTATCTGGACTGCGCTGTAACTCCGTCTGGGGTGAAAGGAAGCAGCACGGGGGCCACGTTTTACGGGCTCAACCATCTTGAAGGTCAGACCGTGGCCGTCTGGGCGGCTGGTGTTGACTGCGGTGACTTCACAGTCACCAATGGGTCGGTCTTTGTCCCATACAGCGGGCTTTTCACCCATGCCCGGCTGGAACAGATGTCCAGCAGTGGGCAGAACTTCGGTGCGCTGGCAACGGAGTTGGATACCGTCGTGACTGTCATCCCGGCCCGGACCCAGACGACTGGGTCGATCCTGTCTTACAATTGGACCAATCCGGCTTATGCAGTCCACCCGCAAAGTATCCAGAACACAGTCTTTGACTGGGATAATGGGTTCGTCTATACGGTCCGTGCTGGCACAGGAGACGCCGGGGTCATCACTCAGTTCCGGATGTCGGACGGTGCGATCCTGCGGGAAGCAACCGGAACCTATATTTCCCAGAACCTTGTGTTCCATGGCCTTGGGGAAGGCGAGGCCTACAACAGGTGGGTTAACTCATACGGGATGACGCTTGGCACACGTGGGATGACTGTCCCCGCCGGGGGAGAGGTGCTGAAAGGAAGCTTCTATGAATATCCCAGTTCTGACTATGTCAGCCTGAGCGGCCTCATTACCCTTCTCCCAGACAAGCAAATCCTGATCGTCATGAACTCCATTACGGAGGCTGGCCCCCGTCTTGTCAGGCTGGAGCCTGACGTGTGGCAGTTCAACGCTGTCACAAAATATCGCTGTTCCCCAACCAATTCTGAACCTGTGTCGTGGCTGACTGGGGTTAACCCGTCTGATCCGAACACGATCCTGAACTGGTGGACAAATGCCCTGTGGGTGCTGAAGACCCCGTACTATGCTTGCCCTCTTGTTATCTATGACAGAAACAAGATGGTCATTAATGATCACACTGACGCCCCTCCGCTTGCTGACGGGGTAATCCACGCAGTTGCCCTGAGTGGTGACAATGGTCGGATGACCATCTACCTGACCAACGTTGCTATTCCGGCGTATTGGGGCCAGAACGGCGCGGTCATTGGATCCCCGGCGGGTGTGGCCGGGCTGTCAGGGTATGCCAATACGCCGGGGGTTGCCCAAAACCTTAATGGGTTTGACTATGAGACCCATATGGCCGCCAAGCCTATGGGAGGGTTCACCAAGACTGATCTGGTCCCCACCTATTCAGAGCTTATCACAGGGTTCCCAGGCTACCCGTATCCGTTCCCGGGGCCGGAAGGAAGCGTATATGTGTGCCATGGAAACGGTAACGATCAGGCGTTCAGGTTCTGGAGTATCTCCCTTGACTTTGGCCGTGAGTTTCTGAAGAAGTCTAATGACACTCCGCCGTCGGCTGCAACTATCCCGTGGCAAGTGTGGGCGTATGGGTTCCTTGGAAATGGGACGACCATCCCCGCGATTGACTGCGCGTATGGTGCTCCTGGGTCTGGCTACTTCAACACTGATCGCCCCGGAACAAAGAACAGCGGTTGGTTCACGACGGCAGAGCAGGCTGTTCTGGAAGGGAACTGGTACGCAACTGACTGGAAGCAGCGCCAGCTTTTCGATATCCACCCAACTGACATTAATCAGTTCTGGTCTGGGTTCGTCGGGGTTAACCCGTATCTGGCGGCGTATCCTGTGGTGGATGCGCTCGACGGTAACTTTATCATGACGTTCCAAGGAACCCTGTCCGCCGCCGGGGCAGCGCTGACCCCTCAGCCACCAACCACGTATCTGGTGAAGATTAACCAGTCAACAGGAAAGGTTGTGTGGAAGCTGGATTGCCCGGCCCCTACCCAGATCAATCCGTACAGCCGGATCAAGGGTGTGATGGGCTTCTTCCACAACAGCACGTATTACACTGTTGACACGAAGCATGGCGTTCTGACTTCTGGGACCGTTCCGGAGACCATTGTCACCGACGATCTTTATGCGGTGAACTCAGATTTCGGGTGGGTCATCCAGATGTCAGGGGCCAGCACAGCGTCAACCAGGGCGCTGAAGCCGCTTTACAACACCCCGCCCACATTCAGCGACACATGGGCCAGGGTGGATATGGGTGGGCGTTTCCGGGGTGACATCATCACTCAGACCCGCCTCACTGTTCCTGTGGTCATTGGCAAGCCATATGTGAGCCGTGGCCAAATCCTGAGGCCGCAGGTTGGGGCTGCGACTGGCCCGGCTCTGTTCAAGGTTGGCCGGACCCACCGCTACGGCGCTCTGCTGGTGCAGGCCCAGAATGTCCAGTTTGGCATTGACTTCGGTAAAATGCATTCCGCCCCTCTTCTGCTTCCGGACGACAAGACCCCAGCCCCGCTTGACCAGTTGTATTCCGGGATGTTCTGGAGTACCTTACAAGCTGACTATGGTCTTAACCAGATGGTTTGCTGGCAAGTGAGCCGTGGCTATCCGGCGACCGTTTGCAGTGTCGGCGGGTTCATTAGCACCCAAGACATGTAAGGAGGTTCCAAATGTCATTTTTCGGGGGTATGGGGTCAGGGCTTGCAGGTATCTACTCTGCCCAGGGAAGCCGGAACATGGCCTCCGCCTATAATCAGGCGGCGCTCTACGCTGAACAGAACGCCATCATCGCCAAGACGAGCGAGGCCATTCAGAACCGTCAGAACGACCGGAAAATCTTCCAGGTTATTAGTGGCCAGCAGGCCGACATTGCCGGGGCTGGGATGGCAAATTCCGGGTCTGCCAGAATGCTCCTCATGGACAGTGCGGAGCAGGGTGGCCTGGCCCACGCAACAGTCGCGGCTCAGGGCCAGATTGAGCAGCAGAGTTATGCCCAGCAGGCTGACATGTACAGGAAGATGGCAAAGTCAGCAAAGACCAGTGCAACAGGTTCGATAATTGGGGCGGCGTTCAGCTTCTTGGATGCTGGTTCGTCGTTGATGGGGGACTAAGTCCGTGGCAAATATCCGTGAATACAACGCGCCTGATACAACCCGCCTGACCCCGTCCGACCGGGCTGCCTATGCAGCCGTCCATGGGGCGCATGTGCTTGGTCAAGCTGTGTCAGAGGGGGCACAGGCTATCCGCAACGCCGGGAATGCGCTTCAGAAGGCGTATGATAAATACCAGGATAATCAAGCACAGTCTGAAATCGCCCATGGTGTTGCCTCCCTTGCCACACTGACCAACAACCTTAGCAACCAATGGAACGAGACGGCGAAGACGGTTGACCCGAATGATCGCAGTATCTTCCAAGGATTTCAGGAAAAGGCTGTCCAGCCTGCCATGGATGACTTCGTCGGGGCATTCAGCACCGACAAGGGCAAACAGTGGGCGCAGATGCAGACCGCCCGTGTCACCCAGCATTTTCAAGAGCGCATGTCCGCTGACATGGCAACCCGTGCAGGGCTGGCCGTTAATCAAAACTTAAATGTGCTGGGCAGCCAGACATCCGAGATGGTCAGGAAAGACCCGACCAGTCTTGATCAGGCCCTTGGCATGATCGACAGCGCCGTTGGTGGGATTGTCCAGGCCAGCCCGAACCTGACGGCTGCCCAGTCGTCCAAGGTGCAGACAGACCTTAACCAGCAGCTTAAGGAGCAGGCTGTCAAGTCAGCGTTTCAGGGAATGGCCGACAGCAACCCGCAGGCCATGGCGAAACTCCTGGATAGTGGGAAGTACTCCCAATATATTGATGGATCTACGGACCAATCGCTGCGCCGGTATGCTGATCAGCAAGCAAGGGCCAAGGCCGTCGAAGCGAGGGCTGCCGACGCTGACAACCGCCGCCAGCAGGCGGAGGCCAGTCAGGACCGGATGCACCAGTATCTGGCAAGCTTTGTTGACAAATCTGGCCGTATCTCCATCCCCCCGTCTGCGGATGTGGCAATCCTGAGGGATAACACACTAAAGCCGCATGACCAGGAGAACCTTCTGGCGCAAACCAACGCTCTCCGTAACCGGCTGCAGCAGGAGAGCAGCAACGCGACTGTTGACAACCCAGATGTTTACAAGGGGTTTGCAGATCGCAGCAGGAAAGGAGAGCCCATTAACCGGTCAGAAATCTGGCAGGCTGTTGTTGACAAGCAACTGACCAGGGACAGCGCCAATCTTCTTCTTGGGGCGGTCAATGCCAAAGCCTCAGAAGTAAAGGAAGCAGCAAGGCCGACTGACAATCAGGCCATTCTGGATAGCTACCAGAACCGGGCGCTCCTGTCGGCCACGGACCCTAACGCCTTGTCTGTGCAGGAGTTGGCCAAGGCGCATATGGACGGCCAGATTACCGATAGGGCATTCAGAGACCTGAAGACTGTCATTACCGCGACGACCCGTGTGTCCAAGCCTACCGATGACCCGCATACGCTGGAGGAATTCCAGCAGCGGGCGGGGCTGGACGCCCATAGCCCTGGGGCTCTGAACCTTCCGGATATCGCCAAGGCCAGGGCGCAGGGTCTTATCACTGATAAGACATATACCCGTCTCGCGGCTGTCGTGAACTCTTCAAAGAATGACCCTGGTATCAGGCTTGAGGAGAAGCAGTTCGGGGAATTCCTTGCGGGTATGAAGCCGTCGATCACCCACAGCAGCCCGACCACTGGCCGGTTTCCCGAGCAGGATCAGCGGTATGCCCAGTTCCAGCTTGACGCGCGGGAACTGTTCGACCAGGGGCGGGCTGCGGGAACCCCAGCAAAAGCCTTGCTTGACCCCACAAGCAAGGATTATATTGGCAATATCCTTCCGCGTTATGTCATTGGGGCAAAGCAGTCAATGAACACGTTCATCAAGGATCAGACCAGAGGGCCTAGCCTCATGGCCCCGGTTCCCCACCAGCAGCCGGTATCCCGACTGCCGGGGGAAAGCGCAGCGGAATATTTGGTAAGAACCGGAGTAAAATAAATGCCGCAACCAGGAATGATTGACACGCCTCCCCTTGCTGAGGGGCAGATGGCCCTGAACCGGTTGGGGGAAGCTGGGTTCTCCAATGACGAAATCCTTGGTTACAAGGCCCAGACCAGTGACAAGCTGCGTCAGGCTGGGTTCAACGATGACGAAATTAATAGTTATTGGGGGGCACAGACCCCTGATCACAGTCAGGACATCGCCAACATGGCCCGCCATGCGGAGATGATACACTGGGCAGACAAGGATAAGCGGGGGTCATTCGACACACTGGCCGCTCTTAATGCCGGGTTCCAGAACTCTGTGGTGGGGCTTATGGTGCGGGGGAAGGCCCCGGATCAGTACCAGTCACAGGTCAGTGACCTGACCCCAGGTAGCCCGGCGGCAGCCAATGCACGCGGGTTGCAAATTGCTGAAAAAGCAATGATTGGCGCTGGCCAGATGGTAGGCGACCTTCCAGCCTCCATTGGCGGTGCGGTTGCTGGCGCGGCTGCTGGCGCGGCCCTTACGGCTGAGGGTGGGCCAATGGCCGCAGTAGGTGTGACTGTCGGGGCTGGTGTTGGATCCACGGCAGTCCCGGAGGCCATCCGTCAGGGGCTGATCACAGCCTACCGCACCAACAAGGAGACGACGGCTTCCGAGTTCATTAATAACGTGGGGTCGGGGTTCCTGGAGACCATGAAGGCCGGTGCGGCTGGGGCAGTTGGGGGCGTGGCCGGAAAGGCAGTCGGGGCAGCCGTTGGGTCCATTGGTGCCCCCCGTGTCATCGCTGGGCTGTCCGACGTGGTGGCGAATGCTTCGGCGTTCAGCACTGCAAGTGCCGCTATGAATGGGAAGCTCCCCGACGCTGACGAGTTCATTGTAGGGGCCATCCTGGGTGTTGGGGCAGCCGGGGCTGGAGCCATGGTCCATGGGGTGTTCAAGCCGACAGAAGCAACCAACCGGGTCAAGACCAATCTCGAAGGTGCTTTTGCCCAGACTGGGGCAAAACCTGGGGATATCATTGGCAGCAAGGACCGCATGACGCGGTCTGAAGTCTTTCAGCAGGACGCAAACGGAGACCCAGTTATCCCATCCATCCGCACCCAGATGCTGAACCGGCAACCTGAACCAGCGTCCCCGCCAGACTATTCGGGGCGGATGGAGATCAACCCGGACCCCAAGGATCAGCAGCCGCTGTTCAAGACTGCGGGGGATATTGCCCCGCTTATCCGGACCGTTACAGGGGATAATGTTCCGGCTGGGACGCTCCGCCATATTGGGATGGACCCGGCGGACATTAAGACCCCGGAAGACAGGAAGGCCGCATCTGATCTGGCCGTCGAGCACATGTTCCGGCAGTTCGGCAGCGACCCGGTCAAGACGATGGTTGGGTATCTTGAAGGCCCGTATCGTGTGTCAGAATGGGCCAATGGAAAGATGGACCCGGCTGATCTTCCTCCGTCAACCGCCGCCGCTCTGGAAAACGCAGGGTTCCATTATAGCGAGACCGCCGGGAAGTTCTTCTATGTCAACCCCAACCGTGAGATCAGGACAGCAGGTGGGGCGCTCCCGGTTGACCCTGGGAAAGAAGTCGTCGGGTGGATGGGGGACCAGATCAGGAAGCTGGGCGAGATGCTCAACGTCCATTATATTGTCAACACAGGCGGCCTTGATAAGAGCAAGAACGGGCCAGGGTACTACGCGGCAAGGGGTGATAAGACATCATCAATCGCCCTGCCCGACAGCGCAGAGATGGACTATGCCTACCGGTATGGGGTGAGCAGGAACGAAGTCGCTTACCATGAGCTTGGCCATGCAATTGACCACAGGGTCTCTGGTGGCGCTGCGTCCCTTGTTGTAAAGAAGAGCCCAGAACTTCAGGCGGAAATGTCTCGGGTTAACCGGATGGCGTTCCCTAAGCTGTATGCCATGGGGGAAGAGTACCGCAGCAAGCCGCATGAACTGTTTGCTGACAGCGTGGCAGTCTGGCTTTCCCACCCCGACCTGCGGGCAGAAATGCCCCTGTTCGCTGAGAAATTCGGAAAGCTCCTCAAGCCATATCTCGACGTTGTGAGCCAGCAGTTGCCTGTCAGGACCGGCAAGGTCACGGGCGAGAAGTTTGTCCCGGATGAAACACAAGATGCTGGGTGGGCTTCGCTCTCGAAGGATATCGTTGACAGTGCTAGGACAGCAAGGGGGCTTCCGGCCATCTCGGAGGAAGCAGCGAACGCTGGGGGCGGCGGTGCAGAACCTCCGGCCATTCCACCACAGGCAGGTGGGAAGGGCATTGGTGAACCAAGGGGAGACCTCCCCCATCTGTCAGAGCAGGACATCAACGACATATTCAACCAGAAGATCAAGGCTGCCCCGGTCCAGAAGGGGGACGGCCTGTCTCTGTCAAAGTTCTATGACAAGTTCATCTCAGAGCTTGGCCCATTCAAGCGGCTGGATAAGTACCTTGAGGAAGCGCATGTACTGGACCGCCGGACACAGCCGGGACTGGAAGACGCATTTCGCATGACTTATACCAGCGGGGACACTGCTGGGGACTTTGTCAATCGTGGCATATATGACCCCATCACGCGGGAACGGGTGAGCGACGACAGCCTTCAGAAGGCGGTCAAGTCCGCCGAAAAGAACGGTGGAGACGCCAACGGCTTCCGGAATTACCTTCTTGCGAAACGCACTCTCGCCAAAACCGAGCAGGGGTTTGAGACCGGGTTTGACCCAGCCCTGTCGAAGCATCTGGTCGAGATGGGGAAGGACAAATATGGGGAGGCGGAAGCCATCTGGAACCGTGTCATGGACGGGGTGCTTCAGTACGGGAGGAACAGCGGGGTCTTCAATGACGCCCAGATCGAAGCCATGTCAAAGATGAACCCGACGTACATTACCATGCGGCGGCTCACGGGGGACGTTTCACCGCTGGGAAAAGCTGGCCGTGGGTTCAATGTCCGCAACCCGGTAAAACGCTTCGAAGGGTCGGATGCTGACATTGTGGATCCTATTCTGGCGTCCATTGATAATATCCACCAGATCGTCAAAATGGCCGACCGCAACAGGGCCACGGGCCAGATCGTCGGACTGGCCGAACGGTTCGGGAAGGATATCGGGCTTACCCAGCTTGAGCACACCCAGACCATATTCCTTTATGAGCCCGGCAGCAAAGATGGCATTCCCCTTGTCGATGGAAAGCCAGTTGACCCCCAACAGAACGCGCCGTTCCTTGCGGCCCGCGCGGTGCGCAAGGGCCAAGTCAAAGCGGACCAGTTTGTCTATATCCGAAACGGGGTTCCGGAGCTTTGGCGCGCAACTGACCCTGATCTGGCGACGGCGGTTCGTGGGGCAGAACACCCTATCGAGAGCAATATCGTCATGGACGCTATGAGCTTCACAACCCGGATGTTACAGGGGGCTCTGGTGCTTGACCCCAGTTTCGAGGCCCGCCGGTGGATGCGAGACACTCTAATCCCCAGCATCATGGCCCCGCATAATATTGTCCCCTTCTTCTCTGCCGTCCGTGGGATGAAGGAAATGATGAAGGGGCGTGATGTCTCTGAAATCTATGATGAGTTCCTCCGGAACGGCGGCGGGTCAGGCACAATGACCGACCTCTCCCCGGATGGGCAACTGCGCCGCCTTTATGACAGCCTGGAAAGCTCGGGTGCATATTCGAAGGTCTGGAACGTCGTGAACCATCCTCTCGAAGCAGCGGAGATCTTCAGTAGTCGGATCGTGACTGCTGACCGGCTTGGGGTCTATATGAGCTACAGGGGTAAGGGGGTTCCCCCAGAACGGGCGGCAATGGCAGCGCGGACTTCGACCCTTGACTATTCAGAGCGCGGCACCAGTGCCTTCATGAGTTCATGGGGAAGGATCACAGCCTTCATGCGGGCTGACCTTCTTGGCCTTGATCAGGTTATCTCCGGGGTCAAAGATCATCCTGCACAAGTGGCCCGGAACGTCGCGGCCTATATTATCATCCCTGCTATTGCGCTGAGGGCCATGAACGCATTTTGGGATGCTCACTGTGCCAATGATGAAGGGGAGAAATACACCGAAATACCGCAGTGGGAACGGGACAATTACTTTATCACCCCGCCGGTCATGGGCCAGCGAATTCGTATTGCTGTTCCCCACCTCCCGATGCTGGGGGTCATCAAGGCGCTTCCGGAGAGGTTCATTGACTACATGCGGACCAGCGACCCGGATGCGTTCGAAGGCATAGTTGAGCACATGACCAAGCACTGGGTACCCCCGCTGATTCCGGACGTGGCGAAGCCGGTTCTGGAAGGATGGACGAACAAGAACTTCTATACCGGCAAGCCACTGGTCCCGGAAAGTCTTCTCAAGGCCAGTGGCCCAATGCAATACACTGAGGCAACTAGCATGGTGGGGCGCAAACTGTCCCAGATCATTGAGCCTATCGCAGACCATCTTGACGCCAAGGTCAGCCCAATCGTCATTGACAACTATGTCAAGTCCTGGACTGGTCCTGTTGGCATGGCCGCGCTGCAGGCGGTTGACGCTGTTACCAAGGACCACAATGCACCGTTCCAGTTGACCGATACCCCATTCCTGAGGTCTTTTTTGGTCAGGAACCCTGGGGCAAATGCTGCCAGTATCCAGCAATTCCATTCCACCATGGATGAGGCGCAGAAACTGGCAGCAGACTATGTGAGGGAAAAGAAGCTTCTGCGCCGTGGGGAGACAACCCCGGAAGAGTTTGCGGAAGCCGCCTCTAATATGTTAAACCTTGGGCCAGCGCGCCATGCACAGAAGGCCCTGTCAAACATGAACGATATGATCTATGCTGTGAACAACCGGACCGACCTGACTGTTGACGAGAAGCGCCAGACAACTGACACTCTCACCAGAAACATGATCCTGGTCGCACGGGCGCAGACGCAGGCGTTGCGGGAAGGAATGAAGGCTCTGAAGGATGTCCGCTAACTTCTCTATCCCGAATATCTCCATTACCGGGATCAGGCAGACCCTGATCCCGCCGGGGTATATTCTTGGCCGTGCGGACGGGCAGGGGCGTGGAGAAGCCCAGCTTATCCCCCTTGGGATGCTGGGCCACCAGCTTGTGTCAGCCGGAATTGTCCAGAAGCCGCAGGTAATGTACCATGGGCTTGGCATGTCAGCCCCTGGGCCTTTCTCAGCAGGCCAGCAGTTTACCTGTGCGCCTTCTCCGTCGGCTCTGTCCATGCCCAGCACCTCTAAGGCCACTGTCGCGTCTGCCACGGTCGGCCCCACCGCCACGCGGGTATTCTACCTTGTCAATGACCTGCCCGCGTTCATGGCCTCTGGTGCCCCGCATGGGTGCTTTGCGTCAATCACTTTCTCCACTGGATCCACTACAGGCATAGTTTCCACTCTAAGCACAGTGACGATCGCAGCCGGTGCAGTGATCAGGCTGGTAGCGCCGTCCCCTGCGGACCCTGTGCTGTCTGGGATCAGCATCGTGATCTATGGAGATAGCGCATGAGCTTCTCAGTTGCCCTCAATACCTCCACGAGCTATTCCAGCGTAACGACTAAGTCGTTCACGTCTGATTATCAGTCTGGCAAGCTGCACCTCATTGTCATCTATTACAAGTGCCCAGTGGCCAACGGCACACCGGCTATCACCAGTTTGACTTCAGGGTATGCGGGCTGCACCCTTGCCCGGTACAGCCAGAACTCGTTCACACAAAACGGGGTCAACTGTGGGGTCGAAGTCTGGTGGGGCGTGTCATCTGGTAATTCAACAGCGTCAGGATTTACCGTCAATTTCGACAGGACTGTTGATACCGGGGCGATGGTTCTGATTGCCACCGGGCTTTACAGCAATACAGCACCATTCGATCCGGGAAGCTTCCCGCTGTTCATTGCCCCCCCGGCCAGTGGCACAGCGTCCAGCACCTACTCCACGGCGGAGAGCAGCAGCTATCTGGTCCTGCTGGAGTTCAACTGTTCTGCAGGGACAGACGTATCGGCCCAGTCGTCACCGTGGACCTCTCTTGCTCACCTCTATTTCGGCGGGGCCACCCCATATTTCATGTCCCGTCTCAATGGGCGGGAACTGACAACTGCGGCGTCCGGGGTCAACGTGTCGGCCACAGGGGCACAGAATGGCCTGTTAATGGTCGCGCTGGCCGGGTCGTCCCCCACCGTTACCGCCACTGGGTCAATGGTCTTCAAGGCTGCTTCACTGGCGGGGGTGGGGGAGCAGAACATCCCAGGCACCGCCGCACTGGCGTTCAGGAATATTGGGCTGTCAGGGGATGCTGCCCAGATTGACCCGGCGTATGGGAACCCGGTGTTCCCCCGGCCCCAGCTTGGGGGCAGTGGCCCAGGAAGCGCTATCGTCTCCTATGGTGGTCTGGTCCTGCACAATGGGAAGACGGCGGGGACTGGGTTCCCCGGCGCGGCCTCTGGAAACCCTCAGTTCACATCATACTGGTCATACAGCCCTTGAAGTTCGGGAAGTCGTGGCATACACTGAACACACCATAGAGGAGTACAATATATGACTACTCAACCTATCTTCTCTTCTGCGTCTGCAGTGTCTGCCCTGTCAGCAGTCATCACGGCCATGGGGTCGGGGGCTTTGCTGAAAATCTGGTCAGGAACAGTCCCGGCAACGTGTGAAGCATCGGACACGGGCACCCTGCTGGTCTCTTTGCCGATGTCGTCAACCCCATTCGGAACCCCTGCCGACAGCGGCAGCCAGTCGGTCATTGCCACGGCCAATGCCATCACGACGACGAACGCTAGCACCGGGGGAACCGCAGCCTATTTCCGCGTCACGACGTCAGGGGGAACCTGCGTGGTTCAGGGGCTGTGTGGCACCTCAAGTGCTGACCTTAATCTGGCCTCGCTCACCATCGTGTCAGGGGGTCCGGTGCAGATCACCTCCCTGACCATGACGCTCCCCTATAAGTGATAGGGGGAAGAGATGCTGGAACCTCAGATCCACACTCACCCTCTTGCCCCCATTGGGGAACTGACGTCTATTAGCATGATTGCCGGGGCAGTTATCGGGGCTCTCCCTATTTTTGCTACCATACTGGCCATCGTTTGGTATATGATCTGCATCTATGACAGCCGTCCTGTGCGCCGTTGGAGAGCCAGACGTCTGTGGAAGAAACATAAGGAGGTCAACCATGAGTAATTGGCTTGTTAACCGGCTGTCTGAGAGTTCGACGCAGGCAGCCTTGACGACTTTTGCCGGGGCCACCGCGACCGTAAGTGCCGCCGCTTTAAGCGGACAAGCGACGTGGTCCCAAGCGTTCGTGGCCCTGCTGCCCATTCTTGCACAGACGATCTCGGTCTTTGCCACCCCTGATAAGGTGAAGACCAACGCTGACGCGGTGGCGCAGGTTGCTGCCCCGCTGCTGCCCGTCGCCGCTGGGGCCATCGCCACCGCCATTGCCCCGGCCCTGTCTGACCCCAAACCGGCGTCCCCGACTGTGGGACCGACCAGCTAGAAGGGGGGTGATCCTTATCTGGGGAGCCCCCTTCATTGGGGGCTCTTCCCCCTCTACCTTACAAGGGAGTTAGTATATGTCCACCATGTCACGTGATACGGGAAACGCTGCGTTTCAGGCCATCACTCAGGGCACAGCACAGACCGTGGCCCTTGGTGCCTCAAGTGTGGCGTCTTCAGCATTCGGGGCCGGAACGTCCATTGTCCGCCTGCTGGCGTCGGTGGACACATGGGTCACTTTCGGCACCGCGCCGACGGCGTCAGCGTCCAATGGCATTTATCTGGTTGCGTCAGCGCCGGAATACTTCGCTGTCCCTATTGGCAAGTCTTACAAGGTTGCCGGTCTTCCTGTGTCCGGGTCAACCGGGAACCTCTATATCACGGAAGGTGCGTGATGCAACCGGGGGCCATTGGGCGACCCCTGTTGATGGGAACACAGGCAACCGTGCAGCCCGCTCTGACGCTGGATTTCACCGGCGCAACGCTGCCGTCTCTGTCCTTTGTCCGGGGCAGCACCGCCACATTTATCGGCAGCACTGGTCTGATCCAGGCAGCAGCGGCGGGCGTCCCCCGGCAGAACCGGGATCCTCAGACCCTGACCTGCAAGGGCCTGCTGATCGAGCGGCAGGCTACCAATCTGATTACCTCTTCGTCCAGCCCGCCGGTCGGGGTCTTTAACAATGTTGGGACGCCGGGGGCGACGACCGGGCCTGATGGCGTTGCAGGATCAGCATGGGTGTTCCCGTCCAGCCAGACAGGATTTATGCAGTCCAACTATTCTGTTTCTGGCCTCCCGTCTGTCTGCACGTTCTCAGTTTTCGCCAAAAAGACCGGCGTTGGCGCGCGTGTCTATCTTGGGCTGACCCAGGTCACGACCGCTTATGTCGCAGTGGGCGGATATTATGACTTTGCGTCGGACAGTTTTGTGAACTGCCCCGCCGGGTGCTACTCGGTCCCCCATGCCAATGGCTGGCGGCGGCTGATCTATCCAGTCTCGGGAGTGACGTCAGGTGCCAGCTCGTTCGTTTGGCGTCTGGACGCTGGCGGCACCTATGGCGGCGACATGCGAGGGATTGCCTTCTGGGGGGCGCAGCTGGAAGCCGGGGCTGATGCGACCAGCATCATTCCGACGGCTGGCAGTACGCAGACACGCGCCGCTGATGTCGCATCGGTGAGCGTCTCCGGACTGTCATTGGCCACGGGGGCGGTTTCCATCGGGCTGCGGGCCAACACCGCAGCCACAGAGGCATCCAACCGCTGCGGCTTGGCCCTCACAGGGGCAACATCAAGTATCTACGCCCTGAATTGGTACAGAACGGCGGTGACGGGGGGAGAGGATGGCCCCTATCTTCCCTCTGCTGCGAAAGCTGGTCTTCCGGCCATCACAGACACTGCCCTGCATAAGGTCGCCATGTCATGGGACTGCTCCGCCGGATGGGGAGGCGTGAGCGCTGACGGGGCTGCTGCCTCAGTTGGGACACAGGCGGCTGTTACCCCTCTGGCACTGACCACGCTGTACTTGGGGGCGGATCGATCTGCGAGTGCTGGCAACATGACAATCGCATCAGTCGCTGTCTATAGCCGCCGCCTGCCGGTTTCCGTACTGCAAAGGATGACACGATGACCATTGTTTCTGATCTGCGGCTGGATGCGCCGCTGGGAACACCGCTGGATAGTCTGCAGGCTGCTATCAAGTCTGCGGGCATCGCCCCTTATCTGCTGTCGATGATTGGGCCACTGCCGGGGCTGGCCGCAAGCTCCATCTCATTGCCCGACGGTACTGTGGTGCCGGTGGCGGGGGCTGGTGATCCGGAACGGGTCTACATTGCCCTGAGGTCAGCCACTGCCGCTGATCTGCCGCCCGGTCTGACGCCGCCTGCGCCGTGGGTCATCAGTGACCGGGCTGCCTCGGTGGCGGTGCTTGGGCTGTGGGCTGGGGAGGTCTGGTTATGACAGACGAACAGGCGGATAAAACGATTTTGGAAATAACGGAACGCCAGAGCAGTCTGCCCGCTCTTGAGGATATTATGGATATGATAACCATAATCACCGAACTCAGGAAGGACCGGGACGCATGGCGCGACATGGCGCGGAGGGTCTGAAGATGAAGACAGGTATCTTGATTGTGCTGGCCATGGCCTTGGCAAGCTGCTCTCAGCCGGAGCCGGGCAAGATGGTGATCACAGGATGCAGGAGTGCTCCCCTCCTGGCCGAACGCCAGTGTGTGGACCATCCGGACAGCCCGGCCTGCCATGCAGACACAGCCAGCCCGGTGCGCAGGGGGTGCCCATGATCGACATGCAGGCCCTTGAGGCAGAATATAATGACCTGCAGATGCACTTTGAATATGTTAACCGGCCACTGGATCAGACGCTCCAGCAAGCTAGGTTCATGCCAGAGGCAGAGCTTGGGTCAGATGGGGTCTATCGCGGATGCTGTGCTGGCTGGTCAAGGGAAATGCAGATCAGGGCCAAACGGATCACGCCAGACGCCACGATCCTGCTGGTCGCCACGGAGGTCTGCCCGCATGGCCAGGAGTACGACCATGCTGTCCTGGCGGTGTGGGAAGACCAGAACACGATTGCCGCCATCTATGACCTGCGCATGACAACCCCAGTATCCCCGGCTGATCTTGTGAAGCGGGGGTATGGAAACAGCGCATGGATCGAGAACTCGGGTGTTGGGGATAGCTGGGGATACGGTCAGTTCACCGCATGATATCTCTCAAACAAAAAAAGCCCCGGCGAACCGGGGCTTTTTTTCATTTAGCAGGGATCATAAAGCCTGCCGATATAATCGTTGTTCACCGGGATCATCCCTTTATGGGGCGTGGGAGATTTCGGCGGGGGAGACGCAGCAGGCTTGCTGTTCGGGCGGGTATCCTGGCCAATCCCCCGCTGGCCGTAGGCAATCAGGAACAGAAGATTGCATACTGCGTGCGCCAGATGACTGCACCCGCTTTCTGGGTCTTTGTCTTCTCCGCCCCACCATGCCAAAAGATGGCGAAGGCAGGCGTCGTAGCAGAGATCCCACGACATCCCCTTTTCCCATTGCCGGGGGCCGTGCTTCTTCGCACCGAAGGTCAGGACAGCGACGACTTCCGCGATGGCTTGCATCGGGAGCAGGTGCCACTGGGTTTTTGTTCCAGTTGTGTCAACCATCTATTCATCCTCCAGGGTCATTGTTACCAGGGCGGTAATCGACATTATGACTGCGGCAGCGACCACACACCCAGCAGAGCTAATAGTGAGCATCATCTCCTCCATTCAATCCAGTTGGACGTCTCAGCCGGTCGGTTGTACCGGCGGTCAAGATAGATAGGCCAGTTGGCAGTAATGCCATGGGCCGGGTGGACAAAGAACATGGCCTGCGTCGGGGGGCTGTAAGGAGCCCTCAGTGCAAGCCGGGTGAATTCATCATACCCTTTCAGGGTGCCATTGACGATCAAGCCGGGCAGGGCGATATACTGGTGCCAATGGCCCATGATCAGCGTGTCAAAGTCCCGGCCAATCTGGGCTTCGCTGTTGGATACCTTGACCCTCCCCCGCATAATGGGGCCAAGAGCACCAATAATCCCATCCCCGCCCTTGACGCCCAGTGCGTCGCCATGGGTCAACAAGAAGCGGTGGCCGCAGACCCTGAAGTGAGCGTCCGTTTCATTAGGGATGAAGACGGTAACACGGGGATCGTTCTTAAAGTGGCGGGCAATCTGGCAATACAGGTTCCATTCATAGCTTTCGAAGACCCGGCCCTTCATGCGCGGCTTCATTGTGGTTCGGCCATGGTTCCCGACCACACACGGGATGAACAGCCGCCCGAAGGCAGACGCCAGAGCCCCCAGCGCAGAGCAAAGTTCATCCTGCAAACTCAGGATGATCTGCTGCAGGAAGCCCTGGTTGGTCTCCCGCAGTTCCTCATGAATGTTTCCGCTGATCATGTCCCCACCAAGGCAGACAACAAGGCCAGGGTAATCAGGGTTCACCATGTGGTTGAAAGCAAGGTCGATAGTTGTGCTGGCCAGTTTCTTGATCCTGGCCTTGGCGATGTCGATGTCAAACGTGTTAACCCCGCCAACCTCGTCAGGGTTCACGACCTCCCCATAATGGAAGTCTGACCAGACAACAACAGGAACCCCAGATGTGGATCCCGTCGGCTCTGGGGAGCCCAGCCATTCCGGTGGCTTCGGGGGGTTCTCGGAAATACCATAAATCTCCCGGCGCACAGCCTCGCAGGTCAGCCGGTCAGCTTCTGCTGCCTTGAGCCGGGCCTCCAGCAGATCACATTTCCTCTGAAGCAGGGCCTCCGCAGTATCGACCACGTCAGGAGTGCTGTAGCTCCGGATAAACTCGCGGAAGGCACTGGCCTTCATGCCGCAGATTTTGGCTGCCCTGGAGGCGTTGTTTCCTTCGTCTTTGTACGCTTTGAGGCGGCGGGTGATTTCTGCTTGAGAGAGCTTTTCCATACTGGCGTTCCCTTTCGGTCAAACATGATCTGGTCTTCGGCCATGTGCATAAGCAGCACAGCGTCGGCTTCGTGTTCATTGAGGCCAAAGTAACCCAATTCGGAGCTTCTCGCAATCATCAATTCTTTGCTGGCGTCTCCCCTGCCGGTTGCCCACTGCTTTATCTGGCCGGGGGTTGTGTCCAGCACCGCCACCCCATGGTGGGCGCAGGCGGCTTCAATGATGGCAGCGTATCCCCAGAGTGCGCGGGTGGCTGCCTGACCCCTGGCAAACGGCCTCTCATAGACAGCGACCCATGGCCCCCCGTCTGTGCCATGGTACTGAAGGGCGTCGAGAAAGTCTGTTATGCGAGAAAGTGCTTCCGCCAGACGGTGGGGGCGGGAGGATTTCGGGTTCAGGTCATAGCAGACTGTGGCACACCCCGCCGCAGCTATGGCGAGGTGCTGGCCCAGATCAAAGGCAATGATGCGGGTCATTCCCCCTTCTCCCTATAAAACCGGGCACCGGCCACCCAGCAGAACAGGGCGACCTCAACACCTACCCCTCCAGAAGGGTCTATACCAATCAGGATAGACGGAAGAAGAACGCTTATGCCATCCAACTGCTTTGTATAGAATGAAACTGTCATCTGCTGGTCTCCTTCCCTAACACACATCATCATAAACAGACCACAGCCGGACATGATCAGGCTGCCATGTCTCTTCATACCAACATTGCACCATGCTAATGAAATCCTTACCCCTTCCCTTTTCATAACCGCGCAGGAAAGCCCAGTTCCCACTCATGAACAGGGAAAGTTCATTGACAAGCTTGTTAATGGCCTCTTGAGATCCAGTCATTTCTCGCTCTCCTTATTTACGATACCATGGGGAGGTCCATCCCTCCACCGCAATTGGTATCTGCATTTCCTTGGCCCATGCGGGGCCATCGCTCATGATCTGCTCCATGACCTTGTGGTCGGCCATGGCAGCATCTGGTTCACAGACCAGTTCGTCATGGACATTCATGATAACCGGGAACCCTGCTGCCTCCAGCTTGGTCCAGCCATCGACCATGATGTCCCTCTCAATCCCCATGACCACGTTCTCGGTCAGCAGGCCACCAAAGGCCTTAACTTCCTTCATCCTGCCATTCTTCCAGGCCTTGAAGGTAAAGGACGCCCGGATGTCGAACTCGTCCCATGGCATGGCCTCCCGGCTCTTTATTGGGTCAAAATACCATATAAGCCGACCACTGGGCAACCTGGCCGTAAGCCATTTGTCGATGACCTTGTAGGTGATAGGGCCGTGGGAATACGCCGTCCCTGGGTTCCACACGGCCTTTGTCGCCGCTGTGGTCAACCCACGCCACAGGCGGGGGACCATCGGTGCCCATTCGTTCCGATAGACCTTAATGACATGCTCAATAAAGCTGAACTCCAGCCCCTTCCCCTCGCAGTAATTATCAAAGAACTTCTTCGCCCCCATGCCGAAGCCAAGGCCAAGAACGGCGTTCTTGCCGATGTGGCGTTCTTCAGGGTCGCGCTTCTTGTCGATAGGCCTCTTGTAAATCTGGGAAGCCATGTCGCAATAGATGTCCTTCCCCGCCGCCATAATGGCAGCCTTGTCATGCTGGCCTGCGAGCGCGAGGACCACACGGGCTTGGATCCCAGCGTAGTCACCTGCCACCAGCATCTTGCCCTTCCCCGCCTGGATGGCGTGGCGCAGGCCAGTGATAACGGCAGAAAAGCTGTCCCCGAAGACGCCCCTCACAAACTCAGCGTCACCAGTCCGCAGGACGCTGACCACAAGATCAGCCTTCTCCTGGTCTGAGAACTTAGGGTCGTCATAGTGAAGGATGGGGCGGGGGAAGTTCTGGGGCTGGAAGAGCCTCCCGGCCCACCGGCCAGGGGCAGTCCCGTGGTAGTTCAGGGCATACCGTGCCCGGCCATCACTGTTCGTCACCCGGTCCATGGCCTGAAGCTTCTTCACTGACGACGAGCCAATCATCCGGCGGATGGTCAGAGCCCGCCGGACCTCCCAAGGCATACGGACCTCTGTGTTGTCAGACAGGTCCGGCTCTTCGTCCTCTGACCCGAGAAGGTCGTCAATAGTCTCCTTGCGCAGGTTCTCCAGGGCCATCCCCCGGCCATTGGCCCATGAAATGATCTTGGCGTTCTGGCCTACGGACAGCCCGGTCAGGCTGGTGAACTCTGCAGCCAGGGGGGTCATCGTGTCAGTGATGATCTTCTGGCAGGCCCTGATATACGGGATATCCAGGCCTATCCCCCGCTCATTCGTCAGCTGGTCCATGAGCCAGACTTTGCGTTCACCAGGGGGAAGCCAACCCATACGGTAATGTAGAAGCGTCTGTTCTTCCACGTCCTTGTGGCAGTATGCCACTACCCGGTCAAGCGCCTCCTTCGACCTGTCGTATTCCCCCTTCTTGCGGTAGGCGGTAGACAGAGAGATGGTGAACCGGCTCCCGGCCATGTCCTTCTCACCCGGCAGGTTCAGGGTGCGCACCACAGCGTCCAGCTTCTGGGGGACCGCCCGCATGGCGCAGACTGCCATGGTATCGTGCCATTGTTCCAAAGGAATGGGCGGGAACCCATACCGGGGCACCATGATATATTTCCAGATGGACTTCTCGAAGGCGGCATTGTGGGCCACGAACACCGCGCCAGCCCGGATCAGAGAGATAAGACGATCATTGCTGTCATGGTGGGGAACCCACTTCTCAGGCTGTTGCCCACCGACTTTGAAGCACAGGCAGAGAACGTCTGTGCTCGGGTGTTCGGCGTAGGCGCTGGCCCCTGAAACCTTCAAATCACACGCTGAGACGGTTTCAAAATCGAAGACGACGAATGTCTTTGCCATGATAACCCCCATAAAAAAGGACGTTGTTCATGGCACAACGCCCAAAGCCACTGATACCCACTGCTTATTGTATGGGCGTATCAGAACTGGACATCATCCCCGAATGGGGAGCCGCCCGCCAAAGGATCAGCCTGCACATAGTGCCCAACCACGGACCCGAAGGACTGCTGGCCAGAGGGAGCCCCACCAATCCGGGTTCCCTTGTTCAGCGTCAGGACATGCTGGAGATATGCCGTTACGCCGTTGTCATCAGAGCCTTCATAGGGCTCAAACTTGAAGACGCACAGGGCCTGAGAGCCCGGATAGAACTGGCTGGCCATGGCCTTGACGCCTTCCGGATCAAGGTCAACAACCGCCCCATTGCGGACGATGGACAGCGTCGGCTGGAACTTGCTGCGGGCCTTCAGGACAAACGTTCCGCGCATATACTGGCTGTCATCCTGTGCGGACGGATCAACCATCCGGCGCTTTGCCAGACGCTTATCTGCCATCTCGTCCCCGCTGGTCAGAGGGAACAGGAATCCCATCGGGTTGTTCGCGTCCTTGCGGACAATAGCGGCACGGGGCCACTTCCGGCGGATCGCTTCGACGATGGCCTGCTTGATACCGGCAAGGTCAGGGCTGTCAGCCGGGATAAGGGCCTGGAGGCCGTATTTCGCCTCCCCGATGGGTTTCCCGTTCTTCATGAACGGCTTAGGTTCAATCAGTTGGGGGAACACCATGGTGATTGGGGCTTGGGTCTGGTAGAAACCAGCATTCTTGTCAGACATAGGATTTATCCTTTCACATACCCGGCGAGATTGCCGAGTGAACCGATGGGAATAACTTACCCCGGATTGCCGTAGTAAGTCAACGGGTAATTACAGCTTGGTTGTGTCAGCCTTGAACAACACCCCGCCCAGAACGAACCACCGACCAAGGGGTTTACCGTCGCGGGTCAGCTTCAGTTCTCCCCCTATCCGTTCATAAAGGTGGCTGTGTTGGTACGCCGGGATTGTTACCTCAAACTCCATCACCCCCTCCGCAGCCAGTGCCTCCCACAGGGCTGCGGCAGCGGCGGCGACGGGGTGGTTCTTTGTGTTGGTCAGTGTGTCCAGGAACATATTGTCCTCCTTGGCCCTAGGCCTCCAGGCCTGACACTATGGACCCAAAAATGTCTTGCCCACTTGGTGGGGTAACACCCTCCCGGTTGTCAGACAGCGGGGCCACTGTATACCCGGTCTGCGGGGTGAACGCCCACTCAGCCACGAAGCCCCGCGCACCCTTGCTGATCTTAGACACTTCGGACGGGCTCTTCAGTTTTGGTTCGTTAAACGCTGCATCCCCCAGGACCGCCCGCAGTTGGGAGGCAGCTCCGTCCTTCCAGACACGATCCGCCCGCTTCGCCACCAGCTTCAGGCCAGGGACAGGCTTACCCTTCAGGAGCCGGGCCTCCACCTCCCGCTGCACCGCAGTGATATAAAACTTGACGGCCTCAATCTGCGCCCACTCAAGGCCAAGCTGCGCGTCGGTCATCTTTGGAACGCCGTCCAGTTGACTGGCCAGTGCAGCCCTGAACATTCCCGTCAGAGCCGGGCACTGCAGCTTGGCCGGGCAGAACTGGCAATGACTGCCGGGGCAGAAGCTTTCAGGGTTATCAGCAGACGCCACTTCCATGGCCGGGAGAAGAACCTCGGACCCCCATACCTCCAGTTCAGCGGAGGAAATGCAGTAGTCCTCAACCCCATTAAAGCCAAAGTAACGCGGCTGGACAATGGCCATGCTCACCGTTTCCGGCCTGTCGCCCTCTGGCAGAGACATGAGGACAGCATAGGCGTAATACATCATCTGCTCGTTTTCGGCGGTTTCCACCTTGACGCCTGCGCCGTGCTTGTAGTCAGCGATATAAAGCACATCCCGGCTGATCGCCACGAAATCGGCGGTGCCCCACAGGCTCTCATGGAGACGTTCGAGCTTCACCCCGTATTCGATGAATACCTTCACCCCTTTATCGGCCATGATCGAGCGGCAGTAATCAAGATAGACCTGAACTGCTTCGGCCATCTCGCAGGTTACATCGTGATCTTTTATCCTCTGCCCGACAATTTCCCAGGCGTCCTGATCACCCTCAAGGCACATGGCAGCGACCTCATGGGCCACCGTTCCTTCCATGGCCCATTCGCTATCTTTGCCGATAATTTTTTGCTGGCGGATCAGTGTTGCAGAGGATGGGCAGGCCATCCAGCGCTTCGCAGAGCTAGCCCCTAAGGGGCTGTGCATACCATCACCCATGATGGCTCTCCTGAAAAAGAAACGGCGGGCCATCACAGCCCGCCGCAATTGGAATTGGTTATTTGAGGTGTACGGTCTGCTTGACGAACGGCTGCCGGAACACTTCCGGGTCTTCGGGGCGGCGGTCCAGGACCGGACTGGTCTGGCGAACCTTGTTCAGCCGCCCCCGGATGATTGTCCCGTCAACGACGACGCCATAAGCCCAGTCTTCGGACGCCGGTTTGATCTTGAAACGGACATGGTCCCCCGGCTTGAATTCAACAGTGGCAACAGTCTTCTCGGTCATGGTGTTTACTCCTTGGGTTTGGTTGGGTTACTTCAGCTTGGCCAGATCAGCCAGGGAGGCATGACGCTGGCCCAGTTTTTCTTTCCGGGTACTGCTAGAAGCAAAAAAAGACGTCAGTTTAAAAGCGTCAACTCCCATCTCAAGGATGGCTGATCTTACCGAAGCCCTTATGGCATTCTCCTCGGTCATGGTGGTTCCTCCTTGGGTTACTTCAGCTTGGCCAGATCAGCCAGGAAGGCATGACGCTGGTCCTGCGGGATATCAACGGAACGGCACGTAGGCGAGTAGGCGCGGATCAGATCCTTAATTTCCGTGGTCTTACCGGTTGACAGGTTAACGCTAGAGAGAGAGCGGGCCAGTTCGGTATCAGTGACCGGCGGCTTGGCCGGAGGTGCAACCGTTTCCCAGTCTTCGTCCACACCGTCATCACTGCCGACGGCGAACGGGTCCGGGCTGGACACAACCGGAGCAGGGGCCGGAGCATCAAACGGGTCAGTGTGCGAGACAACGGGCGCAGTCACCGATGCAGGGGCCGGACTGGGGGCAGGGGCGAAAGGGTCAGCCTTGGCCGGGTCCACCGTATCCTTCTTGCTGGTGCGTTTGGTTTTCGGCTTTTCTTCAGCGACCGGGGCCTGAGGGGCAAACGGATCAGCCGCCGCAGCCTTGGCCTTAGTGTCTTCCGGGCCAGCCGTCACGACAACCGGGGCCTTCGCTTCACCGGCTGCAACCGGGACAATCGTCAGGGCGCGGTGTGCCCAACGGACATTTTCGTCTGACACAGCCCGGATAATGGTCGGGAAGTCATCACCCGGATTGATAATGAAGTGCAATGTGACTTCGCTTTTGACATGCTCATACGGAGCCCCCTGCTTGGTCACTGAATACGAGACGCTTCCGCCCGTGATATTCTGAGTGTGGGTCATGATCCTGATCCCTTCGAGTTACCCCCTGTGGGGCGTGATTAGAAATTACGGTAATTTACACATTACTGTCAACAAGAAAATTACCCCATTGCGCAGCCATTGCGTCCGCAATGCCCTGATACGTCCGGCTGCGGTTTTTTGCGCGATCTGGCCCTGGGGGCATCCGATGAACAACAGCCTCCCTCCCTGGGACAATGTTCGTTGGGACCAGCTTCGGGAGCCCCTTCAGCCACAAGCACGTGGCCTTAGTCTCCCCGTGCCCAAACATCCACGGCTGGATGACCTGATCCGGCTTCCTGATCTTGCTGCTGATTACCGAGACAGGGTTTTCGAGAGCAATCCGGGGAATGGGGGCAGCCAACAAGGCCGCAACGAACGCCAGCGCATCCTTCTGCTCTTGGACCTTGTCCTTGAACCATCGTGCCCCACTGACGGCAAGGTGGGTGCACGGCGGATGAAACACCGCCAAATCCCACCCGTCATCTAAGACAGTTAACAGATCGCCAATGATATGCTGCCCCGGAGTTTCGGACGGGATTAAGTCGCATGACCAAGCATCATGGCCACGTTTGGCGAATGCGTCGCGCACCCGTCCTGAGAACTCACAACCTACTAGAACCCGCATTTGTGTCTCCTATAAGATCAGGTCGAGAGCCTTGTGCGTGGTCTGCAGCTTGCGCAGGGCTGCTGCGAGGATCCTTTCGGCCAGTGAGCCGGGCGCAACGCAGATATCCCCCAGAACAGTTCTGGTCTGCCCGCCACGGTCCAGCCGGTCAAACGCCTGAATGTTGTTCCCCGGCGTCCAGTCAGGTTCTGAGATGATGGCATGGTTGCAGACACGCTGCAGGCCATCTGTACCGGTCCCCAGTGACAGCAGGTTCCCCATCATAAGCCTGATCCCCGGCTCATTCATGAACCGGTCAACAGCCACCTGACGGCGGACCGGCGACGTGCTGCCTTCCACCCGGACGACGCCATATTTCCTCAGGTGCTGTTCCAAGATGTTACCGACCTCAATGTGCCAGTAAAACAGGACCAGCTTTTCTTCCCCACCCTCAAACAGCCCTTCGACATAGGAAGCGACGCTGGGGGCCATCGCCACGCCCATCATCTTCCGTACTGCCGATACCTGACCCAAGATAGAGGCGTCCGCGCCTTCCAAGTTCTCCGGGTCAATGTCCAGCAGCCGTTCGGCTTGGAGGGCCAGCTTGATGGCCCTGGTCTCCTCCATGCTGATCAGGTCATATTTCGGATAATGCAAGTCTGTCAGCACCTCCCGCTTGAGATGACGGCACATGAAGCCATGGCGCAGGCGGGCCTGGAGTTCCGCATGACGCCCTGTGCGCTCATCGGTAATCATGGCTACAGAGCCGTCCTTCTTCGTCACCTGCCGTTTCTGGCGCGGGTTGAACCTCTCACAAAAGCTGTCTTCTGACATCCAATCAATGGCGTCCGGGCACATGTTATGCGCCAGAACGAAAGCTTCGGCTGGCCGATTGGGCAAAGGCGTTCCGGTTAATGCTATGGACCGCTCACAGCGGGAGAAGATGGGGTCATGCGTCAGGCTCTTCCCTCCGCCGAAGATTGCCCGGCTGCGGTGGGCGTCACGGGTCTTCAGGTAATGGGCTTCGTCCATGATCAGCAGATCATAGTTGCCTTTGGCCAGAGCTTTGCCAATCCCCTCAGTCCGGGCAAGGTCGTAACTGGTGATTGTCCAGTTTGCCTTGGGATGGATACCCTGCCGGGCGGACAGGACTGCATAGCTGGTGTAGGGCCAGCGCATGGTTGACCATTCCCTGATCTTCTTCAGCCACTGCAGCCGGATGTTGGCCGGGCACATAATCAGGATGCGCTCTGCACCAATCTCGTTGGCATAGACGATGGCCTGCATCGTCTTCCCAAGACCGGGTTCATCTGCAATCAGGGTATGCCGCCGCTGCAGGGCATAATGCAGATTGGCACGTTGGTAGGGCCAAAGGTCCAGACCCGCCGGGCAGTCCCAATGACGGGGCGGGGCGTCCGTGGCCCTGCTGGCCATAATCTCCGCTGCCATTGGCTCAAGTTCGGTCAGTGCGGCGGGGGTAGCATAGTTGATCCATGGCACTGCGGCGTATGGCGTCTTCGTGATCAGGCACGCTGTCTGTGCGGTGCTGGCGGGGACGGACAGGTCAAGACCATGGTTAGCCATGATTTCACTGACGTCTGCTTCGCGGCGGTCAACCATGAGGATGAACCACGGATACCGATAATCTAGCTTCATGGCGATTTCTCCTTTACAAGCCGCATATTACCGTGGCTATAGTAATTACGCAATGCTGAATTTTTGTGGGTTGACATCCCACCCGGTTGGTAATAGCGTCTCAGACGCCCACAGCGAGAAGTGAGTTAACGCCATGATCTCCCCCCGTCATCAAGCCGCCAAAGACCTCGCAGAATGCGGTATCCCGGTTTTTCCCTGCCTCCCTGGCCGGAAAGACCCTGCGACGCCCCATGGTTTTCTGGATGCGACGACGGATCAGGCTATCATTGATGCTTGGTGGGGTGTGGCGGATTACAACGTGGCGTTTGAGCCGGGCAAGGCCGGTCTGTGCGTGGTCGATGTTGATGATAAAGCCGGGAAGTCCGGGTCCAGCAGCCTGTTCGGGCTGGAAATGACCTATGGGGAACTGAACCCCGGCTTTGTCGTCAACACCCCATCGGGTGGGCGGCACCTGTATTTCAAAGGATCCATGGCACCTTCGGCCAACAAGCTTGGCGACGGGCTGGACATTCGGGGCGAGCGCAGCTATGTCCTGCTGCCCCCCAGCATCGTAGGCGGCAAGCTCTATACGTCCCCAAGCCCCCTGTGGGCAGAGACATGGCAGCTTGATCAGGTGCCGTCATGGATCAAGACTGCTGTCGCGTCTCCTGTCACCTATGAGGCGCGTGATGCAGCCGAAGGGATTGAGATTGACAGCCATGTGAATTTCGTCCGGGCGGAAACCTATCTTATGTCCCTGGCTGACGAAGGCGACGTTGCCGTCGCTGGTCAGGGGGGCAATGACAGGACGTTCCGGGTAATCAATCGGGTGATGGATTTAGGCTTGTCACCCGAGGCGGCCTGTGCTTTAATTAGCGCAGTTTGGAACCCTGCTTGCATCCCTCCCTGGTCCGACGTTGAATTGCAAACGCTGGTGAGGAATTGCGCAAAGTACCGTCAAAATCAGGCGGGATGCGAAGGGGTTCAGGACGGGCAGAAGGCTTTCGCTGTGGCGCTGGAAGCCCTTGGTATCACTGGGGAGATTGGCGTTGACCCTGATACATGCCCGTCCATTACCGCCACACTCTCCCCCAAAGAAAAGCAGTTAGCCGCACAGGCCAAATTCAATTTCCGTGGTGCTGAAGGCCGCGCACGAGCCCGCCTGACCGCTAAGAAGCGGGAATGGCTGCTGGACGGCCTTGTCCGCTATGGTGAGACGATGCTGATCGTCGCTGACCCACGATCCTTTAAGTCCTTTATCACCCAGCACATTGCCTTGTCTGTGGCCCATGGCCTGCCCCTGTGGGGGCGGGCGGTCAAGCAGGGACTGGCGGTCTATGTGGCGGCGGAAGGCCGTCATGGCATTGAGAATGACCGCCGGGACGCATGGGAAAATGCCAACCATATTGTTGAAGACACTGAAGACTTCATTGTGACCGACGGGGTTCAGGTCTCCATGGTCGAGAGCGTCGAAGCCTTCATCGAAGGGCTACGCGGGCTGCCAAAGCAGCCTACCCTGATCGTGCTGGACACGATGGCCAAATGTATGCTGGGCATGGATGAAAATTCGGCTAAGGATGTTGGCTACCTGACCAGCTTTGTTGACCGGCTCAAGAATGAATTTGGGTGCACCGTGATCGTGCTGCACCACACCGCCAAGAACGGGAACAAGGTCAGCCCGCGCGGATCAGGGGCTTTGCTGGGCAATTTTGACAACGTCTTGTCACTCACCCGCGAAGGGAAGAGCAAGGTTGTCAAGGTCGAAGTCCAGAAGTTCAAGGACGACGAAGAGCCCGAAGCCCCTTTAGTGTTGGCGGGGGAGACTGAAGGAGATAGCCTTGTGTTCTCTCTCGCCAATCCCGAAGTGGTGGCTGAAGCTGAAGAACAATACAGCCCTCTGTCAACCAGCAATATAGGGCGGGTTCTGGCAGATTTCTCCGAACCGATAGGGTCGGATGTGCTGGTGAGGGCCATTGTCATGCAGACGGCTAAGGCGCATGACACGCCTGATGATATTGAACACAATGTGGCTGAGACGCTGAAACGACTTAACGCAATGATCCGGAAAAATCCGTGGAAATATATCGCTTATGTCAACTCTATGCCCGGCAGGCCGGACATGTGGCAGGGAACTACCCCCACCCCTAAATAGGGTGGGGGCATTGGCCAAAGTCACACAATCGGATCCCCAAGGATTGGTGCCCCGATGGAGTAGACCAGAGGAGTAGAGTTGTCATACCAAGACCAGTATTCGTCACCCCCGTACCCTAATTCCCAGAGCCAAGCATTATGCATGACCACATCGGCTGAATAGTACCCCAGCCACATGTTCCGAAAATAGTCAGCTTCTACCGTTCTTTCGCGCGACATGGTCAAACCTCCCGTCTTCTTCAGGGCTTCCGTTCTGCCCGTGCCAAATGGTAGGACGGGCCAGCATACGCAAGCCCGTTCGATGGTTGATCCTCTCAACCGGAACCCCGATTGTGAAATAGCGCCTCGCCAGCAGGTTACGCTTCACGATGGACGCCAGAGCTTGCATGAAATAATACCGGCCATCTGACCGCATGGCCACTTCGGGTGGCCAGAGGATATCGGCCAGTTCGGCTGTTGTGAGGTTCCGGGGATAAGCCAGATTGTCTAGAGCTGCTTTCACGTATGGAGTAATGACCCATTCCACATACCCCCGGACACGCTCTTGACAGGCTTCCCTGACCCTCAAAAAGTCGGCTGTGTTAGGTGGTGGTCCCTTTGGCATGATGTACCTCACAGATTGCCACAGATAACCAGAAGGGGGCTTTCGCCCCCTTTGTCACCGCAGTCCGTCCGGCAGATGGTGCCGGATTGCTTCAAGGATTTCCAGAGCCTCAAGGGGCAGGACGCCCCCGTAGTGCTCCAGAAGTTCCTGATAAATGTCCATTGCCTGCTGTTCAGTCATGCAGTTCTCCTTTCTCATCTGCTTGGAACAAAATATGCTGGCCGAACATATCCATGATTTTCCTTTCTTTGTCAATAAGGCCCTTTACACCGGGGGCGTTGCGCCGCCGGGGATCCTGATCCTGCGCAATCCGGATCATGTCCAGATGTACCTTGAGCGCCGTCCAGATGATGGCCATTTCGGACGGTTTCAGAATGATTGTCAGCATTATCCCCCCTTATGGGAAATTTTCCCACCGCACAGACGGGTGCCAATGCTAGCATCAACCTTGCCCCCGTCGGCGACGATCCGCAGCAGAGACGACGGCGGGTTGCCATGCTCATCAACAATCAGGTCTTTGCCAAGCGCCGCGACACGGAGGCAAGCAGAGTGAATGCTGGGTCTCCAGCCGCTTTCAAGGCTTACAAGGCCATTGGATCCATGTGTATGGAACGCCGCAGAGAACCCGATAATGACACCACCCGCATAGTAACGGTGGTGCTGCTGGGCAACTAGGACGCCTTCAATGGCGAACTCCCCTGTCGGGCTGGTGCCATACAGGGCCGCGTAATAAACTTTCTTGACGCCGTTCCTTCCCTTTTCAACGGCGGGCACATCAACAAAATGCACTCCATCGGGCGGCATGGTGACTTCTGCAGGCACCATCCACGACCGGATGTTTTTCCGTGCTGGGTTCGTAGTGTACCATTGGCTTGACCGGCGGGTGCGGTCAACACGGACACCAATGATTTCCCCAGTTTCGGTATTGACCCCAAACCGGCAATTAAATTTCGTCATTTCGCCAACTCCTTCATACGATCGATAAGATCAGAGTAATTCGCGCCCCTAGCCCTGTGCAGGCCTGCGAGAATCAGAGCATCCCATTCAACCCGGTTCTGACCGGTTGAGGCAATCTCGACGTTTTCGAGCTCCCGGAAGGTCTTGAGGAATGCCCCGAACCCGTTCCCCTTGGTTGAGAATGGGTGTTCAGGCGGTTCGACCCTTGGCAGAGCATCCAGCCAGCCGTGAGGCAGCTTGCCTACCCCGCCGCCAGTGAGCCTGATCCAGTCCCCGAACCGGGACAACATGGCCCTGTGAACCGTCCCCTCTTTGGTGACGATCATCCAAGGCAGGCACTTCTGTTTGCTGTTGCGCACCCCTGACCGGGGGATGGACTTGGAAAACACTCCGGCCAGTGTGTCGAGTGTCAGCGTTGCGATAGCGGGCATGATCTTACGCTCCTACGCGATAAGGATGATCCAAGGATTGCCCCAAAGGCCATGTTGGCACGCCAGCGAAGAGATGGCGGCAGTTTGGTGCCACATTGCCCTCACCGGGGAAGGTTGCCAGAGCATACCATTCTGCATCCGAAGCGAACTGTGGGGCATAGTAGGTACCATCTTCCCGCTGGCGCGTGGCCCATACCGGGACATGGTCCATTGTGAACCTGTTGATGAACTTGGCTTTGGCCTGCTCAAGGGTCAGGGGACGCACTGTCTTCCCTGTCATATGACCTCCAACGGCGCGGTATAACTGGGCTTTTGAGCCATATTTCAGGCCGTTGAACTTATATTGATACCGTGATGGGTTGACACTGACCAAGACACGGGTAGCTGCCCCGCATTCTTTGCCGTTCCAGTCCAAGAGGATCAGGGTCGGGGGACCAGCCACCGCAGTATCATCCGCAGGGATGTATTTAGCGATACCAGACCCATTCGCGAAATATTCTTTCCACATCATAGCACACCCCCTAATCAAAATATTGGCCACAAACCGCATTCCAGACTGCCACACCGTGGAAAGATGCGGCGTCTGCCTCAGCGAGGAAGGTATTAGCGTCATCCCCCGGCTGGAAGAAAATTTCCTCCCCATCTGACAGCCGGGTAATCGTGACAGAACCAATCTTGTCCTCTGTCACCCTATATTCCTCTGTGGTCATAGCACACCTCATTGTTAGGGGTTACGCCAGATCACCATCTGGGATGATGACCTGTGGAAACCTCTAATCGCCCTCACAGCCTTCCGGGGGGAGTGTGGATCAAGCTAATTTCGTCATCGATTAGGAAATAGACTTCTTCGCCTGCGGCCCTGCCATAGCCCCTAAGGCTGTCTTCGACGTACATCCAGTACGTTAGTTTGACCTCTTCTTCATCGTCACAGCCATACACCGTTCCGACGTTACTGACGACGACTTCATATTTGCTGGCCATGATCAACCTCATACAGCTTGGAAGACAGCAAATCCGCTGTCCAGACGGCGAATAGCGTCATACCAATAATGACCAGCATCTGCTTGCAATGCAGCAAGCAACTGATCCAAGTCACTATTGGCAAAAGCGCACCTGTCATGCCCCCCGTTTGTGTCCAAGTACGCCTTGATTTTCTCAGCAGCCTTAGCCACCGCAGCACTGCCCTTGTCATACCCGTAGCCGTCCGCGGACACGCGGACGACTACGGGTAAGCCCAATATATGCACATACGCCCACAGGTGGCTTGCGCCATCGCGCGGATATTTGACAGTCACGGTGGCGACGGGCTCGCCATACTGCAGGATGACCCAAGCGGACATGATCCGGAATGCTGCGCGGTGCTGGTCATAGATCCTATCGGCGTTACCAATAGCATCACGGGCGGGGCGGTTGGTCCGGGTTTGGTCGCAGACCATGTTATGCCGGGCGGCGGCTGCGTAGCGTGTGGTCATGATATTACTCCGTTATCAGATGTCTTGGGGATTGTCGGTCGAGCGAATGATCAGACCGTCCATCACGAGATGGACAGGGCCAATGCCAACAGCCGTAGCAAGCCATGCATAGTCCATCCAAGCAGATATGGCACCGTCCGCATTGTCATAGTCCCGCCATACCGGGCGGGACGATGTACCGACGATGACTTCATATTTATTGGTCATGGTGGTTCCTCCCCGCCCATGGGACCAGCCCGTTTTCTTCCATGATGGTCTCCAGCAGAACAATCACGCATTCAAACTCAGTGTCCGCCCGCGCAGACTGGAAGTCATTTTCACCCCTGTCAGAGGCTTTCGCTGCCCGCACCATGCGGCTAACGGCAGCGGCAATTTCGGCCTGTGTGGTCATGATGCATCTCCTAGAAATTTTCGTTGTAATAGCGCCACGCGTCCCATTCAGTTTCGAACGTCGCCACCGGATCATGCCTGCCGGGGATATGGAGTTCCCAAGGCTTCCATGCGTTACGATGCTCAACCCTGACGCCCTCACAGGCAAGCCACCATCTCGCATCTTCCAGGGTCGGTTCAAGGTGCAGACGCGGGTAGACGCCTGTCAGAGGCACCAGATACCAGCCTGCCCCGTAGCCTTCTATGTATGTCTGTTCGAGCCGGAACGTCTCGCCCCGACCATGGCCTTTGTAACCGCCGTCTGCGGTTTTGGTGATAGTGGTTGGTGTGGCGGTCATGATGTTAACTCCATAACATGAGGTTGCCGTTTCGACCCACACCCCTGATTGAGGGGTGACATGGGGTTGCCAAAGGCCAGCGGCAGGGGCTGGCCTTGAGGAACACCGTGTCGGGTTCAGATGTTACATGATTAGCTTACGCATCTTGTGTTTTCGCGCCCCACCATCACATGGGTTTCGTCTTACCCGGCCCTTGACCGAGATAGGGTGCATTGAGGGTTGGCCCTCTGTATGGCCTTAAGACCGCTTTTGGTCTTATTGTGACGGTTTTAAGTTTACCGTCCTCTGAGGTAGCCTAGGCTAGCCCGCAATCTGGCGTCACCCTCCCGAAGGGGGGCGACTGGATTGTGGTAGCCGCTTGGCTCACTCAACACGGTAAACTTACCTGGTGATTTGTCGGAAATCAACTATACTAAAGTATTAGAATAGACTTTTTTCTCAGCAAGCGACTGGCCGAATGGTAACGGATGATGACGCTAGGTGACTGTCAGTCGCCCGTGATGTTGCCATATGTGCGTGCTAGGCAGCCCCGGATGACCATTGTTTCGATCCCGTTTTACCGGCTGGATGGCGTTCCCCACCGAATAAATTTTTTTTTCACGAAATAAAATTTCGCGCAAGATTGTTGCGTGGCAATCCATGCCCCATCGGCACCCACCGACGCCTACCGACGCCACGAAACTTTCTTTCGCGCAAGATTGTTGCGTGATGCTAGAGGACATGGGGCATATGCCCGCGCGTGTGCATCATACGGGCGCGCGTAATAATCTTTCGCGCATGTGTGGTCATTACTCGCGCATACCCGCGCGTAGATATATCGCGCCCGCGCGCGTAGTAATATGGGGGGGGGTGGGGTGGGGGGGTGGGGTCGGCGGCCCCGTAATTAATATAAAATTTCGTCTAAAGCCTCTAGCGCGGACCGATTGATAATCGTTGCTAATCAATTAGCATACAGGGCGGACCGATTGATAATCGTTGCTAATCAATTAGCATACAAGACGCCCAACCACAGAAACCAACCGTTACAAAATGCATTTCACAGACAAAGTGTGTAGAATGAAATTGTCTTGCGTCAATTAGTATATAATGATAAGTTTGTAGCTCAGGCACATATAAAGGAGACAAGCATGTCCGAAAGAAACCCTGTGGTGGCGTTCCCACGCGATGATGAGCTTGAGCGAACAACGCGACTTGGCCCGCATATGGCGGCGCTGACCGACATGCAACGCGATTTTATCGCAGCATATCTTGAAAGCCCTATGCAGCCAGCAAATGCAGCAAAGGCCGCCGGATACTCTGCATCCAGCACAAACAATCTCAGAGTGACGGCAAGCCGCCTTTTGTCTGACAGCAAGGTCCAGGCCGCCCTGAAGGAAGAAGCAGTCCGGAGGCTTGGGTCAGCGTCCGTTATGGCCGCAGCAGTCGTGATGGAGATCTGCATGGACCCAACCGTCAGGGCCAGTGACCGGCTTAAGGCGGCGGGGATGATCATGAAGGCAACCGGGATCGAAGGCGACACGACGGTCAACGTGGTCATCTCAGACGACAGTGCCAAAATGAAACGGGTTCAGGAACTGGCTGGTGTTATGGGTCTGTCTAAAGAAGATGTTGAACGCATGGCCGGGGTTGTCATCGAAACTGACTGGACGACAGTCAAGCAGCCGGTCGCAGGGGACAGTGGCGTCCTTAACCTTCCTGACAGCCCTGATATTCTTCCGGACTGGGTTGATGGTCTCAAAGGACTGGAGGACTGGGTGTAAATGGCTAAGCAACCAAATATGAAGGTCAGTGACCCGCGAAAGCTGGAAACTGCCGCAGAACTCGCAGAACTTGTCAATCATCTTCGGAAGTTCAGAAAAAAGGCGTCGTTCAAGCCTTACGCTAAGCAAGTCGAATTCTTCTATATGGGGGACAGATACCGGGAACGACTTCTCATGGCCGGGAACCAGCTTGGAAAGACAGAAGCCGGAGCGTTTGAAACGGCCTGTCACCTGACAGGAGAATATCCGGACTGGTGGGCGGGGAAGCGTTTCGATGAAGCTGTCAACTGGTGGGCCGCAGGCGTCACAGGGGCCATTGTCCGCGACGCCCAGCAAGCCAAGCTGTGTGGCCCTCCGGGTGTTATCGCAGACTTTGGGTCCGGTCTGATCCCGAGAGAAGCTTTCGCCCAGCCGCCCAGTACCAGCCGTGGAACGCCGGACGCTTATGACACAATTTATGTCAAGCATAAGTCTGGCGGTATCTCAACCCTCACATTCAAGTCATATGAGAGTGGACGAGGAAAATTTCAGGCCGTTACCCTGGATGGTATCTGGCTGGACGAAGAGCCGCCTCTGGACATTTATGGCGAGTGTCTGGCCAGGATCGCCGCGACAAACGGTATCCTCTATATGACCTTCACCCCGCTCATGGGGATGACAAAGATCGTAGAGGACTTCCTCAGTGGCCGGTCAAAGGACCGGGGCGTCGTCACAATGACAATTGAGGACGCCGAACACATTCCAAAGGAGATGAGGGCAAGGATCATTGAAGGCTACCCGGCCCACGAACGGGATGCACGTGTCAAGGGGATCCCAATGATGGGGTCAGGTAGGGTCTTCCCGTACAGCGATGATGCCGTCATTGAAGGGTCATTTGACCTTCCGAAGCATTGGCCTCTGATATGGGGAGTTGACTTCGGTATCGGCCACCCGTTCGCGGCTGTTTTGGCTGCGTGGGACCGTGATCTTGATGTCATTCATATCCTGAATGGGTTCAAGATGTCGGACAGCCTCCCTCTGGTCCATGCCAAGCGGATGAAGGCGATCTGCGCGTCGGCACCTGTGGCATGGCCGCATGACGGCAACCAGCGCGAGAAATCGTCAGGCAAGACTTTGGCCTCCGTGTATAAGCAAGAAGGCCTTAGTATGCTGGGGTCGCACAGCACATTCCCGGATGGCGGTATGAGCCCTGAAGCCGCCATTCTCGAAATGTCATCAAGGTTCAATGAGGGGAGGCTGAAGGTGGCCTACCATCTCACAGACTGGCTGAATGAATTCCAGATGTACCACAGGAAGGACGGCCTGATCGTTAAAACCAATGACGACCTTCTGGACGCGACGATGAAGGTGATCATGATGAAAAGAATGGCCCGCATTTGCCCACTGGGGGCCGGGTATGGAAAGAGGGACAGGCAGAAGGTTGCTCATGATGTTGACTTCGACGTAAGTTAAGGGTACGATCAAATTGTAATTTCCAATAATCAGGGGTGTACGATGGGAAGCATCTTTGACATGTTCTCAGGTGGGAATGGAGGGTCCAGTGGATCCTCAGCCTTTTCTGATCTCAGCAACCCGTCCTCCCTTGATGAGGAAGAGTTCAAGAAGCGGCTTGGGTCCAACAGTGCCCTTGGGTATCTGGGAAGAGGTATTGACGCGAACTTTATCCCAGGTGGGGGTGGTCTGTCTGGCCTCATGTCCATGTTCGCCCGATGAAACAGCACTGGAGCGAGAACGTCTCACTGTGTTAGAAGCCTTTTTGAAAGACGTGGTGCGAAATGGACACTTCAATGTTTCGGGAACAGACAGATGAGCAGCGCAGCTATGTTTTGCGTGTCAAGGAAGTCTTCTCCCAGCTTCAGGTGGTTCGCAATACATTCGCTTCCCACTGGGAAGAAGTGGCAGAACTGATCCTCCCGAACAGCCGTAACACTTTTATGTATGGGAGCTTCAACTGGCAGGGCCAGAAGAAGACCGACCGGCAGGTGGATGCTACCGGCATGATGGCCCTGCAGCGGTTCTCTGCGATCTGCGACAGCCTTCTGACCCCCCGCAACATGTTCTGGCACTCCCTGGAAGCTGACGATGAGAACCTGAAGAAGGACCGCAATGTCCGCCTCTGGTTTGAGCAGGCTACCAAAATCCTGTTCAAGCAGCGGTATATGCCAACGGCGAATTTCTCGGGCCAGAACATCCAGAATTATGAAGGTCTTGGGGCCTTCGGCAATATGGCTATGTTCATTGACGCCCTGGACCCGAAGCATGGTATTGGCCTGCGGTACAAGGCGATCCCCCTTGGCGAAATCTTCGTCCAGGAAAACCACCAGGGAATTGTTGACGGGTTTGTCCGCTGGTTCAGGATGACTGCCAGGCAGGTCAGGCAGAAATGGCCTGACAATTTCCCTCCGGCTCTGCAGCCAGCGCTGGAGCAGGGAAGCGAAGTTCCGTTCGACATCCTTCATTATGTCCACCCGAACGATGATTATGACCCGGAACGGATCGACTATAAGGGAATGCCGTACCGGTCCTGCTATGTGTCTGTTACTGGTGAATGGCTGCTGGAAGAAGGTGGGTTCAATACCTTCCCGCTGGCGTTCAGTCGGTATGCTATGGCACCGGGCGAGGTCTATGGCCGCAGCCCCGCCATGATGGTCCTTCCTGCCCTGAAGACACTGAATGCCCAGAAGCGAGTGTTCCTGAAACAGGGCCACCGGGCGGCTGATCCTGTCCTCCTGACGGCGGATGATGGGCTGCTGGATATCTCCCTGAAGCCTGGGGCAATCAACAAGGGAGGTGTGTCAACTGACGGCAAGCTTTTGGTCCAGACCCTTCCGACTGGCAGTGTCCAGATCAACAAGGAGATGATGGACGAAGAACGGGCTCTTATTAATGACGCCTTCCTTGTCAGCCTGTTCCAGATTTTGACTGAGACCCCGACCATGACGGCAACGGAGGTTATCGAGAGGACCAATGAGAAGGGAATTCTGCTGGCCCCGACTGTCGGGAAGCAGCAATCCGAATATCTTGGCCCGCTGATCCATCGGGAACTTGATGTCCTGTCGAGCCTCGGCCTTTTGCCACCCATGCCACCGTTGCTGCGGGAGGCGAAAGGTGCCTATCACGTCTCTTACACCAGCCCGCTGTCC